TTCTGTCTTTAAAGCTACCATCATAGTTGTCACTATATCCGATGTTATTTAATATGATAGGAATGTCCATAGTAACTTCTACTTCCGGTATCAAGTTTACAGTGGTTGTCCAATCAGGAGTAAAATACGGAAGTATTTGCTCTATTATTTTAGTTCCATCTTCTGCATTTTTAGCATAAATGTAAACTTTAAATTCTATATCATAAGGAACTGGATTGTATTGATACTTGAATTTGCTTGCTGCACTAGGATCTCTTACAGAGGATTTTCCTATGGTATTTAATTTTCTAGTGCCATCATAAACCATTCTTCCCATTTCGAAAGAAATAGCTGGGAGAGGTATAGTTGCTGTTTGGCGATCGATCGCAGTATCTTGTATCACACGAGCTAACATTTTATCTTTAGGAGCGTAGGTGATAGGAACCTTCAATAAAGAGGTTTGGTTTCCGCTAGAATCTGTTCTTGTGATTCGGATATTATTGAATAACGTTCCAGTAAGAATTACGTACTTACGTAGTAGACTGAAATAAAACGGAGTACCAAACATTAAATTGTTCTTTCGCTAAACGGATCATAAGCAGTAAAGTCTACAAACAGATCAGATTCTTGTTGTATTTTGTCATTGTCTGCTGATGGAATTATGTTGTCAACGCCAGCGCCTTCAAGAACGATAATATCGCCTTCTTCATCAAGAAGAATAAACCCATCTTGATCTTTAATAGCCCAATGATATTGATTGGTGTCGAACTTCTTTTGTAGGATGTCGATTTCTGGTATGCCTGTGTTCAACACTTCGCCAGAGTATTCGAACAATTCACATGTGACTTCCCAAGTTTGAAGTGCACCTAACTGATAAAACATTTCATATTTGTTTACATATTTAATTTGGAAACATTTTCTGTTAAGAGGGAAAAAAATTAAATCGCCTTCATTAGGACGAATTTGATTTGTGAAAGTAGCAACCTCTTCATTAAATATTCTTTGAGCCATGGAGAATATGACTCTATCTCTTATTTCTAAACCAAATTTAGACATGAAGGCACCGTCACCAGTGAACCCATCAACCGACTTAATATACATTTCGATCGGGTATGCATTCTCGTAACTTGATTGGTCGTCAGCGCCGTAAACATTGTCGTAATTGTTTAATTTTCGAGGAATGTAATACATGTCCTCTCCATAAATCTTTATGGATTCAATAATCAAGTTTTCAAGCAAGTACTGTTCTTGTGAAGCTTGGAAATTATTGAAGAAAAAGTTTGTTGCCATGTTTTACCCAATCATATCTGAAGCAGGTAAACTGTAAGTGTAAATCATTTCTTGCTCTAGTTTTTCTCTTTCCTGAGTTGCTTCATCATATATTCTCTGTCCATTGAATATCAAGCCTCCAGGCATTTTCATACCTTCAAACTTTTTCAAATTTGTTCCCCACTGCTGCTTGATTAAGCATGCAGCATATCTCAATAACCAGCGATCAGACCAAGCATCAGTATAGACAGTAGGATCTACAACCTCGTAAGCTTCTACTACCAAATAATCACCAACATTTAATCTATCCCAATCCATATCGATATTTAAACGATTTGTATTTCTGTTATATCTTAAAGGCTGCTTACCGACTAGCAAAAATTCTAGGAACTGAATATGTTGCATAGCCATGTAATATGGAACCATTGAAACAGAGGTAAGGGTGTACAGGTCGTTAAGAGCGATTTGATAACGAATATTAAATAAGTTGTTAGTACCAAGAGCTGACCCGAGATCAAAGATATTAATAACCCCAATGATGTTTTCGGGGATGGTGATATATTGATTTGTCTTGTCTTGTTGTGTAACTTGGTACTTGTAGAACGTTTTCGAAGAACCGTCGAAGTGATAGTCCCAATAATAGCGCAAAGCTTCATCGATCCTATCCTCCACCTGATCATCATCGACATTAATTTCGATGACAGGTTTTCCTAATCGACGAAGACAATTCTCTTTAAAATCTGTTCTGCTTGTAGGTGACGCCATTTAACTCTCCTTTTTACTATTTATTTGAAGAGTAAATTACTTCTTCTTAGCACCGTTACTTGAAACAGTTACGTTGAGTTGTGGCTGTGGGATACGATCCTGCTTTTCCATCACACGGCTACCAAACCAGAAAGCAATAATGGTTGAGAATAGAGCCATAGTTTCTACGTCCCAAACGGCTTTAAGCATTTCAGGAACTGATTGCCCTGTCTTGATCATAACATATGCTGCTGCAATTTTTACGGCGCAGAATAAGAAGAAGAAGGTATATGTAATAACGGGGCGAATAGAAGCTCGTAGTGCGTTAATAAACCATCCACCATCAATAGACTTATCATGATCAAGAGCAGATTGTCGAAGCTGACTATCCGCCTTAACCATTTCAACATTGAAATTGAGATCGGCTTGGCGTTCGGCTGCATCCAGCTTAATTTTAGTAAGTTCGATTTCATACTTAATCTCCTGCTTACGCTCAAATATTCTCACAATGGAAGGCAATAAACTTCCTAAAATACCAAAGAGGGGTGATAATAATGCTAACATGGTTTACCTCTTTATTTTAATCTTGTGTTGTATTCTTTTCCTTCAAACTCAAATTTTTTCAGTTTAGCTTTTCTTGCAGCAGCAAATGCTTGATCAAATGTTTGTTTTTTTGGAGCAAGATTAGCTGGTCTTGCTTTTGGAATTGGAACTTTGACATCTACTTTGGATGACGCTTTTTGATTTTCAGCTGGAGCCAAAGTTTCTTTTTTAACCTGATTGAGGCGCAACCAAAGAACCAACTTTTGGTTTTTCAACAGGTTCAATTTGTTTCTCTGTTGGACTTTGCTTTTGCATCATGTTCGCAAGTTTAAATTTTGTATCTGTTGCCATTCCTGCTTTTGCTGAACGAACATTAGGATAAGAAGAACTGCTGTATTCCTTTGATGTTGAATCTTTTTTTATCTCATTGTCTTGAGCACCACTATATGTTCCAAAAACTCTATCTTGAATTTTAGTAGAGTAATCGGGATGTGCAACATATGTTGCTTCAACTTTTTTAGGTTTATATGATACTGGTGTGTCCGCCTTTTCTACACCAGTTTTTTTCGGTATAGCAGTTATCTTTTTGCCTGACTGATCATATCCAGCAGCAGCCAAAGCGGTATTAAAATTGCCACTAGTATAAGCTTTATCTGGTTTAACTATTGGTTTATTAGAGATGCTTGATGGGTCAAGAGTTTGTCCGTTACCAAGATCATATCTTGAGCCTGTGTAATCCACAGCTGTGTAATCCACAGGTTCAACTTTTGCAGACGGTTTGAACTTAGGTAGTTCAGTAGGTTCTCGCGCCTGTATTTTTTTGGTAATTTCATTATTTTTAACAAAACTTTTCATACTTTTGCTAAATCCAGGTTCAGATGCTACTAGATCACTGAAACTTTGTTCTAAAATATCTCTTAATTTTTTCATTATTTTGTTCCTGATGGCGATTGAGTTATTGAAGTACGTTCTACTAATTCTTCACCCATAGCAATTCTTTGTATCTTTTCTTGACCTCTTGTCCATGCCGCAACACCAATAATTGCTGCCATAGATAAGTGGTAGAAACCGCCTTCTTTTAAAGTTATAGGATCCCATGGCTGTTTAGTTAAATACATGTATGCAGCTGGGAAAATAATAAAGTCAAATAAACAAACAGCAAAATATTGCCACGCAATGGCAGGTCGCCAGTATTGTTTTAGCCAGCTTTCCATTATGACACCATCATCTTATTAACAGTGTCAGGATCTATAACTCCAGTTACAGGTAAACCAACTCTAGCTTGGAAATCTTTTACTGCTTGTTCTGTTGCAGGTCCAAAAGCACCATCTGCTTTTATTTTTGCGCCTTTGTTTATCAACATGCCTTGTAGATCTTTAACATAATTACTATTATCGCCTCTTTTAGCAAGTACAATTACTGGAGGTTTAACAACAGGTTGTGGGTTAAATTTGAAATCATTAGGTATTATCTTTTTAGCTCTTTCAAGATATTTTTTACGATCTTCAAACCCATTCAAACCACCGTTTATTCTTTTTGTAATTGTTGTAACATTATCGGTATCAGCAAATTTATTAAGACCGCGCGACTTCCAATATTCAAGAGCTGTTAAAACAGAAATTTCAGGAGACTCTGCCAAGTCAGGATTATTTTCAAGATCATAACCAAGTTTGCCACCCATTTCTTTGTAATTGGCTCGACCAGTTAACTGAAAAATGCCACGACCTTTATAACGAACACCATCACCTTTTACAACATTACCTAAATCTTTACGACCCTCGTAAGCAGCACCTGAAGCATATTCTTCTAATGTTCTGAAAGAAGCTGACTCGTGAGCAGCTTGCGCAATAAAATGACAAACACGAAGGTAAGTATTGACCTCATATTTTTCCATGTACTTGTTTAAAAATACAACCAAAGGATCGATGATTTCATCTTTTGAATTTGGTGCTATTTGTTTTAATTGTTGCTTAGTTATCATGTTTCTTGTAATCCTATTACCCATACGCGAACTTCACCTCGCGCACCTGTGTTTGCTGCAGTATTAGATGCTCCGCCACCACCACCTGGGATAATTCCAGCGTATGCGCCCAAAGTGTTAGCAGCACCACCAGAGCCTGCAAATGCTGAAGCACCACCAGTAGAAACAGTAGTACTTAAAGAAGCACCTCCACCTCCACCACCATAGATCGAAGCTCCTCCATTATTTGAAGCACGAGCACCGCCACCACCTCCATAGATTGATGCACCACCTGCTGCATTGGCAGCATTTCCACCACCGCCGCCGCCAAATGTTGATGTGCCTCCAGGAGAACCAGTAGCACCACCTAGCGGAGCTCCACCTGCTCCAGATGTGGCTCCATTAGTAAAGGTTCCGCCACCACCACCAGCGACAGTTACAGCTGCACCTGCACCTCCACAAACAGTAAAAGATCCGAAAGAAGAATTAGTACCACTACCAGCAGTGCCTACAGCTGTTGTTGTTGTTCTAGAAGCACTACCTCCTGTACCAACAGTTACCGCGACAGTTGTTCCTAAATCTGCCAGTTCATATGTTATGACACCAGCTCCACCACCAGCACCACCAACTGCGATAGTATTGTTAGAAGCTCCACCACCGCCACCAGCGATAGCATAAACTATTACTTGCTCTGTTCCTGTTAATCCTGCTGGAGCTCCAGTTGTACTTGTAAAAAATGCACTGCTTGGTATTAAAGCTATTGACGAATCGCTTGGTTTTCTCCAACCGACCTGAAATCCATCACCACCGCCACCCTCTTGCATTCTTGCTCTGAATGTATAATATTGTCCGGCTGTTAAACTTATTGAGCCAGAAACTTGCCCTACGCCAGCCGTCCATGAAGCTGCAAACCCATGCCCACCATAAAAACTAGCAACATTAACGCCATTTACAAAAACGTCCATAGCATCGTCGCCATCACAACCAAAAAAGTATGTACCAGTTTCGGGCGCAAGTATATACCCTTCTACCATCCAAGAAAATTGACCAGCCGGAAGATACGCAGGTTTAGAACCAACAACACCACCAGCTCCTGTTTGTCCAGAATCACCCCAATTTATGTTAGTAGAATGTGTTCCGGAACCACCAAAAGTTACTGTTGGACTAACTGTCAAAGTATTGAATAACGCATTTAATCCAGCTTCAGTCGTTGGGTTTGTACTTGATCCTTGTGTATAATATGTATAAGTTAAACCGCCTGAAGTATAGTAAGGATTATTCCATGTACCACTAAGAGCAAATTCTTGATAATCTATGATACCGCCATAAAACCCATTAAAAGCTTTACCACCAACAACCAATAACGGAGTATTTAATCCAGAAGAATTAGCAACTACATTACCAGCTGTGATTATAGAACTATTTACTGTAGAATTACCCAAAATGATTGCATTGTTTAATACGTTTAAAGATTTTACAATAACGCTACCAGATAAACCTGTATCTGTTACTGTTGCATTAGCTACATTTAATGTTGTCATTTTATCCTGCTGACCTTGTTACAAAAACACGAACTTCGCCACGAGCACCATTGGCACTGATCCCAGCAACACCCGCGCCACCACCTCCTGGAGCAGAAGCAACTGTAGTTGGAACTGCTCCGCCTCCGTTACCTCCAAAGATAGAATAAGCTATAGCTCCAGAGCCAGCTCCACTTCCCCCAGCACCACCAAAAACCGAATTTCCACCAGTTTGCGCTTGTCCGCCTCCACCTCCGCCATAAACCGAAATACCTCCTCTGCCTTGGAACGTAGTGTTTGATGGACCACCACCACCAAATGTTGATTCTCCTCCAGGATTATTAGAAACACCACCTAAAGGCGATCCACCAATGCTATTATTTCCTTCAGAAAACCATCCACCGCCACCGCCGCCTCTAGTAGCTATGCTGTTTGCAAAAGTACCTCCACCACCATAAGCTGTAATGGAAAATGTTGTATTGGTCCAAAATATCGATGAACCTCCAGGATTTGAATTTACACCTAATGTTCCACCAGTTCCACCTAACCCAACAAATACGTTACATACTGAATTACATTCACCCGCTAATTTATTTACAATAACGCATGCACCACCACCGCCTCCAGAGCCAACAGCACTATTTCCACCTCCGCCTCCACCACCACCCCAAAGCATGATTGTCACTAAATCATTATTAGTAACCCAAGATGGTTTTGACCAAGTTCCATTGGCAGTAAAAATTTGTGTATTCGAAATGTCTGAAGTTGATATTGTGTTATATGTTATGCCACCATAAGTCAAATTAGAAGTTGAGAGAGCAGTAGTATTAATTGTTGTGTTAGAAGTAGAATTACCTAAACTAATAGCAGTTGTGTTTATCGAGATATTTGATACGCTGTTTCCAACTAAAATAGTTGTTGTATTAGCTTGGACCGTCAAATTACTTGTCGCGCTAGTAATAATTAAGTTACCAGCAACAATTATGCTATCTGTTGATAATTTAGCAGTATTTACTTGTGACATTTTTAACCCTTATGCAAACTCTATAACTACCAAACCATTACCACCGTAAGAACCTGAATCGCCAGAAGTTGCGCCTCTAGCACCACCAGTAGCAGTACCACTGATATAATCAGCATCTGCAGTTCCAGGAGCAGTAGTAGATCCGGAAGAACCTTGTGTGTTTGTTACGGATGTTGCGCCAGTAACATAACTTGAACCACCGCCACCACCAGCACCAGAATCGTCTCCACCGTTACCACCACGTGCGCCACCGCCACCACCGTAGTAACCAGCACCACCGCCACCACCGGAGCCACGTCCGCTTTCATAACCACCTCTACCAGATAAACCTGAAGTAGCTGTTATAATACCATCGGAACCATTTACCGCAGCTGACCTGCTTGGATTAAAAGCATTACCACCTTCGAGATAATCACCATCTGATGCAGTAGCACCATCACCAGAGGCTCCACTACCACCAGCTGTTTGTGTTCCACCTCCACCACCTGGCACGACAGTACTGCCTCCAGATGCACCAGTGGTACCACCGCCTCCACCACCAGCTCCACCAGTATAAGAGGCATCTCTTCCACCACCGCCACCACCGCCGCCAGCAGCTATAAGTAACGGAGTTGAACCTCTGAAGACACCAGACCAAGATCCACCTGATCCAGCACCGTTTGGTGCAGTAAGTCCACCTTCTCCACCTTCAGCAGTAAATGCAAACAATGTTTCGCCAGCAGTAACTGAAACTGTGCCTTTTACAAATCCTCCAGCACCACCAATACCGCCTAAACCAGACCAAGAAGCACCTCCGCCTCCACCACCGCCCCAAAGTTTAATTGTGGCTGTTGTATATCCTGCAGGAACTTTTATTGAAGTAACTCCAGGGGTAGTAAGAACGTATCTTGTTTGAACTTCATCTAGATATCTAAATGTGTATACTCTAACTTCGCCACGAGCGCCAGCTCCAACAATAGTTCCACCACCACCAGGAATTCCGGCAACTGATAGAGTGTTGTTTGCTCCGCGACCACCATAAACTGAAGATCCTGCAGCTCCGGTATAAGTACCACCACCACCGCCAAAAATAGAAGAACCAGCATTAGATGTATTGTAACCGCCACCACCTCCGCCATAAACTGAGGATCCACCTATACCACCCGTAGAAGAATTTGATCCGGCTCCACCGCCAAATGTAGAAGTTCTTGTAGATTCTGTCGCACTTATAGTTCCTCCTAGTGGAGCACCACCAGTAGCTGCAACACCCGTAGATGTTCCAACGCCTAACCAACCGCCACCAGCACCACCGCCTGTGGCAGTAGTGTTAGCAAACCCACCAGCCCCACCGTAAGCAACTAAACTGATTGTGGTATTAGCATAAAAAATAGAGTTTCCGCCATTGTTTCCTGGATTTTCGTCGGCAGGTGCTGCTCCACCTACTCCAACAACAACGTTACAAACAGAATTACACTGAATTGCTTTGAAATACCCTTGTACATAAGCACCGCCTCCACCGCCAGAAGCAGTTGATCCAGGATCGTGACTACCTGAACCGCCACCACCCCACATTTGAACCACAACAAGCTCGTTGCCTGTTGTAGCCCAAGATGGTTTTGACCAAGTTCCATTAGCAGTAAAGATTTGTGCGTTTACTGTTTCTGAATAAATTTTTGTTACAGGTGTGCTATTTACAGTTAAATTAGAAAATGCGACTGGTGTTTTTAAAGTAACAGAACCAGACTTAATGGAAGCAACGTTACTGGTAAACCCAACATAAGAACCAGTATCTATACCTACGCTTGTAGAGTTTATGCTCCTAATATAATCAGGGTCATAAATAACATTAGCAGTCAAATTACCTGTAACATTTAAAGTTGGAACTCGTAGTTCTGACATAAAGATACCCTTCGGAAACTCAAATAGTTTTTTAATATTTATATATCATAGGAGAGCGAGATGAATACGGCGCAAGAATACTTCAAGAATAACAAATACGTCCATATTACCAAAATTCTTGATGATAAAACTTGTTCAATGCTTTCAGAGCATTTAAAAAATTTATCTAAAGAAATAAAAAACGGTGATTCTCAATGCCCTATGTCTCCTTCTATTTATGGAGATCCTGTTTTCGACGCTTTGTTAGAAGATTTGAAACCAGCAATGGAAGAATCAACAGGATTGAAATTGAATCCTACTTACTCTTACGCTCGTTTTTATAAGCCTGGAGATAAGTTAGACCCACACACTGACAGAAGAGAATGCGAAATTAGCGCAACGATTACGCTAGGATTCGATGGTAACTTATGGCCAATATGGTTATCAGAGTCTACTGACGTTAGAGATAATCCTAGAGAATATATGGTTGAACTTGGCGATGCTCTTATCTATAGAGGTATGGAAATCAATCATTGGAGACAACCATACA